ACGTGACCGTGCGGCAGAAATGCTGGCAGAAGACGCTGATGTAGATCAGAGCACCATCTCAACTAAAGACGGCGCGTTGGAAATCAGCGACTACACGAATGTACCTGCTACTACGTTTGTAGGTCAGACCTTAAAGACCCTGAAAGATAACAAGGTAGACCCTGATGTTCAGGCAGAGATTATGCGCCTGTTTATCGAGGCACTGCCCGAATCATCCTTTGCTAAGTCACTACAAAAACGTAAAGGTACGCCGGGGTACATGAAGGACGCTATATACGCCATGAGAACTAAGGGGTACGACCTCGGACGTCAGATTGAACGTATGCGTTACAGTGCGATCATTCGTGGTATTGAAGATGAGGTCAGTGAAGCTCAGCCTCCTGCTGATGGTGGTAAGGGTAAAGGTATCAAACCTGCGTTCGACACTGTACGTGCAGAACTGTTGGTACGTTCTAAATTCGCTCGGCAAGGCGCAGCGTTTAAAGGTCTTGAGAAGTACGTCCGTACAACAAACCAACTTGCGTTCGTATATACAATTGGTGCAAACGCCGCTTCCGCAGCGGTTAACTTATCGCAAATCCCTCTGTTCGTTTACCCGTATCTCGGGGCTAAATACGGCTATGCCGCTACGGGTGCCGCGATAAAAGAAGCTAGCGCCATCGTTTCAGGGTCTAAGATTGGTTCTGACTCAGGATCGTTTACAGGCAAAGCACTTGATAAGATCACGTTAGCCTATGGTATCGACGCATACTATGACGTCAAGAACGGTGACTACCGCGTGCGTACTGACTTGAACCTAGACCCTGAACTAGTAAAACGCCTAGAGACTATGGCCCCGCTAGTTAAAGTGGCTTCGGCACGGGGGCAGTTGACCCGTTCCTACCTGCTCGATGCTCTCGGCCTTGAAGAAGGTGGACGTCAAGCGCGTGGTAACAAGTTGCAACGAGCATTAGACATGGGAACTGGTATCTCAGCCATGATGTTTAACCAAGCAGAACGCTTTAACCGTCAGGTTACTTTGATCGCGTCCTATAACTTGGCGTTAGCTAAGGCTAAAAAAGACAATCCCAACATGTCGAGTACCAAGCAACAAGAGCTAGCGGCAGAAGAAGCACTGTACGAAACGCAGCAAACTAACGGTGGCTCGGTGCTTGAAACTGCACCTCGTATCGCGCAGGAGAATATCGGGCGCGTTGCTATGATGTATAAGACGTACGGCTTGCAGATGTACTACACCATGTTGAAGTCTGGACGGGTGGCATTGGACGCGTTTGCCAAAGACAAGAAGTTCACCGCCGAAGAACGTAAGATCGCGCTTAAACAAATCGCAGGTCTGCACGGTACAGCGATGTTCTTTGCAGGTATTCACGGTATTCCGTTATACGGTGCGGTTCAGTTGCTGGCGGACCTAATTCTGTTTGATGACGAAGATGATAAGTTCGACGACGTAGTTCGTAAGACTATTGGTGAAGGTTGGTACAAGGGAGCCTTCACGGAACTTACGGGTATCGACATCGCTAACCGTGTGCGTCTAACTGGGTTACTTGTCCAAGAAAACCGCTATAACAACGATCCGTCCACAGAAGAGTTTATTGGCTACTATCTTGGTGGCCCTGCACTCAGTGTTGGTAAGCGGTTCGGGCGAGGTGTGTCTGACTTGTGGAACGGTGAAACGCAACGGGGTATCGAAAGTATGATGCCAGCGGGTATCGCAAACATGTACAAGTCATCACCAATTGGTCGGTACCAGCAAGAAGAGGGTATCTATACACGCCGTGGTGACCCCATATACGATGACATGACAAGTGGTGATTTGCTTTCACAGTTCATTGGCTTCGCTCCAAGTGAGTACACCCGTGTGCAGGAAATCAATCAACGCGATAAACGTGTTGAAGGTGCGGTTACTTCGCGGCGCAGTAACTTACTCAAGAAATACTATATCGCTGTGCGTATGGGCGACCTAGCTGGTATGGAAGAAGCGCAAGAAGGGATTGCTAAATTTAATGACCGCCATCCTGCTGCACGGATAGATAGAGCGTCTATTAAGAAGTCGTTGAAATCGCACCGATCTACGTCGAAGAAGATGTACAACGGTGTCACTATCAGCCCATTGATGCAGTTCGCTATCCAAGAAAGCCGTTTAGAGTACGACCAAGGGTTTAACTTCTTCTCTGGGGATTAGCAGGTTGAAAAGAAAAGGCCCCGCAAAGCAGGGCCTGATCCGTAGGAGAACGACAGTAACCATGAGGGTGGTATGCACTATCGCTAGTAGTCTATCACACTATTCGCCAAATACGTAACCCCAAATTCCCGTTTTCAATACGAATTTCAGTACGTATACCCCAGTTTTTAGCCCCAAATATCTTGGTAGCCTGTGCCGAAGCTGACTCGGTGTCGATGCACGGTACGAATATGGAAGCCCCAATTACCATGGACTCCCAGTCTATTATGACCCGCACCCCATCAGGATGCAGATCATACGTCCGAATTATCCCCTGATCCATCATCATCACCGACATCAAATTTCATCATAATACAATCAGCGGATGGCAAGTCTAAGTGTGTACCCTTAGTCAGATACTTCTTTATCCTGCGCCCGTTACACTTCGCAATTATTTCAGTTACTAAGTGGCCGTAGTTTATCTGTAACTCCCCGCACCATTCTTTGAGCGGTTTGACCTTCACGAAGAACAACTTTGTGTCTGTCTCGTACCGTGCGACCAGCTTACCCCGCGCCACGGCCTCGGGTATAACAAGTGTGTCTATCCCGTTACCCTGTACCTTACGACTGTCATCGGTGCTTTTGATCTGTAGAATATAGCTAATGTTTTCAGCAAAGAAGTCGTTGAGTAGGTCTTGCACTGTGGCGTTCATCTCCAATGCACTACGCTTATTCTGTGGTATTAGTTCCTTTATTGCCCACTGATAGACCTTCTTAATGTCGAAATCTACCAACCCAGCGGCCTGTGCCACCATCAACCCAGATATAGTCTTAGAGACTTGCTCAGACCAAAAACGATTCTCAGCGTTCAGTTCTGCGGCTTTGTCTACACGAGCCTGTACATCTTCACATATACGCTTCACGCTCTCTAGGTTCCGCATGATGTACTGCACATACACTATCCCTGCGTGCCCGTAATTAGCGTGTAACGCATTGTCGAACGCATCTGTCTCAGCCTTAGACGTAAACTTTATACGCGGCACACGGCATTCTAGTATCCTCTGCGCCTCTGCTTTCGGCATAGCCTTGGTAGTGCTGATACGCTCGATGATGCTTGTGTTACCTGTCGTGAGTGCCATAAGTCTCCACGGCTTTCCACGAAACCGCTCGGCGTTGCTGCTAGCTGTCATTCGTGCGCGTTGTTGCCCTCCAGTAAACTGGTACAACATATCAGACGCTTGCTTAGGCGGCATGTTTGTAATTTCATCAATAGGCCAAACAAGATTGTGGTAAACCTCACCACGGTTCATCTTAGTGTTTAACGTATCGCGCTCCTGCATAATAAGAGCTTCTGGCTGTCCCCAAACACCTACAGCAGCAGCTAGGCAGGTTGTTTTACCTACCCCTGACTCCTTATTGTACAAATGTAGAGCGGCGCAATGGACGTTTGCAAACTGCATGAGGGCAGTGCCGAAACCGACACCAAGTACATACTGCTGAAGCTCAAACCCCGAACGATCCCAGAAGTGCACCGTATCGCGCCAACCCTGCAAAGAACCCTTTGGCTCGAACGCAGGGAACAAACCCACGGTCTGATTTGACGGTGGGTTAAACTCGATACCCGTAGCCGTGATCTTCTGGTTGCCCAGAATAAACGCTTCGCATTTATCGTTAGTCCATCCAAACTGGCGGTGCGCTTCTTCTGCTACGCTGTTTGCCTGTAATTCGTTAATCCATGTTGTTGTATATGACATAAGTTCCTCCATTTTCATTAAGGCCACACCTTGCGCTGACATAACTTTGCGAAATTCTTCCCGCGAAGTAACCGCACTCAGGGATAACGTAAATTCCTGCACCCCATCTCTTGGTAGGTGCAGCCTCATAACCACGGCTTCCCCTATCTCAGGGTCTTTAATTCTCTTAACTACGTATAAGTCGTTATGGTAAAGACACTTCTCATCGGGGTCCCCGTCAGCATTTGACGTTCTTATATAAACCCCACCATTCACACCTCGAAAATATGGGTGCGGGTACTTCGGTATGGTGTATTTATTTATAGGGGTAGTTGGTAACGCCAGTGCTGGCGCTTCTACTTCTACTTCTACTTCTACTTCTACTTCTATTGGTACCTCGTACAGACCTTCGGCATTTACTGCCGATTCCGCTACGCGCTTACCCAAAACAATCGGGGATTTGATCTTGCCCCAGTTAGGACAGTCCATACACACGTCAGGGTTAAATTCGTCAAAACGTGCACAGGTATAGGGGCCTTTAATAAGCTCCAGCTTTTTCAGTGTGTCATGCGGATCGTACTCGGGGTGGTGCTTAGACATGCGGTGCGCCGCTTTATCCCCGTCCACGCAGAACTTGGCGATAGATAATCCTGCACGCCACATAGGTTCGCTAACTGCTTCTTGGTTCTGAATTATCTGCGCTAGTTGTGTGCACCCTTTACCTTCAGACGTCTTTACCAGAATGTCCCGAAAGTAATTTTCTTTGTTACCCGCCAACGCATTCATAACCGCGTTCGAGCCTTGCGGCACGTACTTCGCGGGAACTGGTATCGGATCAGCCCCAAGCAATTCCGAAAACTTATCGAACTCCACGGATGGTTGCAGATCACCAAAGAAAGAAACTTCCGCAGGGGGTTCGGCTTTATAGTTATGCGTGTATGGTACGCGCAACACCCGCGCCGCGTCAGCAGTAACAGCGGGGTCAGCCCCAAAACCATGTTGCTTACATAAGTTCTTTAGGCGTGATGCTACAGGTAACCAGTCGTCTACACAGACAGGTTCAGTCAAAGGCCAGTAGACATGCACGCCGCGCCCCGAGTTAACCATAGTCGGCTTCGGAAGTTTCAGCGTAATACAGAAAGCTCGTAGTGCCTTAATCGCCGCGTGCTGTGACACGAAGTCTTTACTAGCCCCGCAATCTAAATCAAGGAAGAACGCCCTGAGTTGTTTTACGTTATCTACTCTACGGTTTCCGGCTTCGTTCAAAGTACCTAATGCAAAATAAACATCGTAACCTTCGCCATCTAAGTTACGTGCTGCATCAACTACTGCGTCGATAGAGGTATAGAATTTCTGCACCCTACGTTCGTCGGTCTGACGAAACGCAAAGACACAGAAGGAACCCTCACTCCCCAACGTCTTTTTTAGAAAAGTTGTCGTTTCCATTTCCACCACCCAATACCGAAAGACACTGCGGCAGGGGTGTCGGTACACCCTCTTCGGTTAAACCTATCCGCAGTGATAAATTATCGTGTTGGGTGTTACTCGTCGTCCCAGTTGTCGATAATCGCCCCCAAGTCGTTGTCTTCATCAGGCACAGATGCGGCCTTCTTTGTTACTACTTTGGTGGGTTCCTCTACGGGAGTGGTGTCACTTTCTTCTGCGAACAGTGGTTGCGGCTCTGCTTTTTTAGGGGCACTTATTTTTGCTACGGGTTTCTTATCCGTACCATCTGTCTGTGCAACTGTTAATGTAATAGCCTTCAAAGTATCAGGAGCATCTTTGAGTTCAACTACGGCTTCTAGTTCATCCTCGTTGAGAGGACGCACAGCCTTGAAGAACAGTTTAGGGGTACTACTGTTTTCATCGAAACGCATATTAGTAACGATAGCTACGGCAGGAGTATTGTGTGCCTGTAAGAACCGTGCGTAGGCTTGCATCGGCATCTTACCATCCTTTGTGTCACCAAAAACAGAGGTCGCGGGTAACTGAAGTTGGTAAACCTTAGTAAGATCACCCTCTAACGCAACAGCAAGACGCTGAGCAAAACGACATGCGCGGCTCTCACCTTGCCCAGAACCTTTGACGTTCTGTGGGCAGTCCATACAGCGGGTAGCTTGGCGGTTCCCCGCTTCTACTTCTGGTGCTGGAGCTTGGGTATCTGCTGACCAACACTTAGGTGGGGCAGGGTTCTGTGGGTCGTACACACCTTCGTAGTAGGTACGAGAGATCGGTGCCGCGTTGACAATAACTATATTCATACTGTCTTCTTTACTTACGGACACTTGCTCACCGCCAACAAATTCACGGAACTTGCCACCGTTGAGGCTAATACGGCGGCGTTTTTCTCCACCACCAGAACCACTTAACAGGTTATCATTAACACCTTGGAGTGACTTATATAGGTCACTGGTGGCGATCGCATTGTTTCCAAACAAGGTAACGTCTGACATCATATTCTCCTTACATATCTTCATCTAAATCGACGGTTACTGGATCATGTTCCGTAAAGTTTACGGAGCCTAGACTACCAATACCGACAGGGGACACAGCAGCAGATGTGCTGATCTTCTTGGCTTCTTCTTGTGCAGTCAGTGCTTTTGACACGTCTCCAACACAAAAACGGTAGGTGTTACCTACCTTAATATAGGTGTCTTTGGGGATGTTACCCTGACGCACCCATGCTCTAATGGTTGATACCGATACCGAAAAATGTTTAGCCAATTCTTCTATTGGCACGAATGGTCCTGTCATGATTTTTTCCTCACAGATATGACGTATTCCGAATCGGTGTTTAATCCCTTGGGCACCGTATCGGGGTTCTCTTCAAGAAACTGCCGTACACATGTCTGGTTCAAACGCTTCTCGAAAAACTCAGGTACATCGTGCTCAAGAATAAACTTGTGCATGGATTCCCAGTCGCTTGTCCAGTAACGTGTTTTTACAGAACGGTAAAACAGACCTTCTGAAGTCTTTACACTCTCCACTCCCTGCTCTTTGCAGTAGTCGAGTAGTGCGCCTTTGACCTTATCTAGTTGCCTAGTAAGCTCGTCGTCTTGCTTTTTGAACTCAGCCGATACATCGGCTTTCTTATTCCTGATCTTCAAATACACCCTTGTTAGCTTTTCTGCTAACCCTTTATCGTCGCTCATTTTATTCTCCTGTAGTCGCTCCAACACATGTTGGGAAGTCCACTATAGTGGCGTATTGTACCTTAGTCAAGTATTTCTTTGTAAAGGTCAATCATTTTTGTGTGTACGTCTAGTCTGTTATCTAACAATGCGTAAACACGTTTCTCTACGGGGGAACCTTGGAGCTGTACGATGGTGCATTTAGAATCTTGTCCTGATCTATGAACACGAGCATTAGCTTGCGCGTATGTTTCAAGTGAGCTTGTTGGCCCCCACCAAACCACCGTGTTCGCCGCAGTCAACGTGACACCATGTGCCGCTGATTGAGGTTGGATCACCAGCACCCGAGGGTTGTCGGTAGTTTGGAATCTGTGGAATATCTCAGTACGTTTCGTCGCAGGGACATCCCCACGTATGACCTCAGTGGTTATACCCTCGTCGCGCAACTTACCTGTCAGTATATCAATAGTGTGTCGGAACGGTACGAACACGAGCACCTTCTTGGAACTCTCGTCGATAACCTCACGCAGAACTTTGTATCGGTGTTTGATGTCAAACTCTAGTGTGTGACCATCATCGGTATAGACTGCACCAGAAGAGATTTGCAGGAGTTTGTTCATGTTGACTGCCGCGTTAGCCGCCGTGATCTCCTCCCCTGCCGCTTGCATCACCATACGTTCTTTCAGTAGCTTGTAATACTTCTGCTGTTGCCGTGTTAATTCTACTTCCCGTGTGACGTACACCATGGGCGGCAGGTCTAGGCACTCATCTTTGGTAAATCTGATCGCAGGTTGCAGTGCCTTGTACACCGTATCAGTGGCAGTTTCTTTTGGTATCCATTTGAATTGCGTGAGCTTAACCATCACTTGGTCGCGGAACGATCCAAAGAAACGTGGTACAGAATTGGGGTTAGCTAACTTAGCTAATCCGTAGGCGTCGAGCGGAGACTGCGCCGCAGGGGTACCCGTCATCATCCACAACCACGTGTTGGGGCCTAACAACTTATACAGGGTCTTCCACCGCTTAGTCTGTGGGTTCTTGTAGTGTGTCGCCTCATCTACAATAATCAGGTCAAACCCACCCTTTGCGATGTCTTCCGAAACGATCTCGACACCATCGTAGTTAATGATAACGAAGTCAGAACCGTTGTTAATTATCTTCTTGCGCTTTTCTTTTGCACCGTAGGCCACATCGACTGTGCGGTGCATGGCGAAGCTGAACAGGTCTGCTCTCCACGCCGAATCCATAATAGATAGGGGGCAGATAACAAGCACACGGTTGATCTTGCCTTGCTTCATTAGGAAGTCAGCCGCCCAGATAGCAGACGCAGTCTTGCCTGTACCCTGCTCGTTGAAACAGAATGACCGTTTGTTCATGGTGAGAAACGCAGAGGTAACCTTCTGGTGTGCGAAGGGTTTGTACTGCCCCGTCCACGCATACCTACCCTCTATGGGTGACGGCACCTTCATGCCAAGGTTCTTTAGGACGTGAGCTTCTTCTAATCCCCAGTTGACGAGGACTCTGTTATCTTGCAGTTCTTTACTCTTTGGTATCACGGTTGTAACTTTTTGGGGGTTACGAAGCCGCAACAAGAGTGCCTTGTTGTTAAAAATTTCCACAGTGTTCTCCGTCGCAACGCCCGTGTGGGCGCGGTTTTGTTAGTGCAGCACTAACGCTTTTTCTTATAGTTCCGTGCGCGGTTCGCGCTTGCACTTTCTATTTTGTATCCGTCTTTGTTTGAACCGCCCTTAGACAGTGCTTTGTTATGGCTAACGTCCTTGCCCTCACGCTTGTCCGCTTTGCCATTCTTGTTAGCGTCTACACCCGTCTTGTCCACAGCTCTACGTGCACGTTGACGTTCCATTCGCGCTTTAAATTCTTTGCTATCAGTAGGTTTGTTCGTTTGTTTCTTACGGTCTTTCGGGTTCTTATACGGCATCAGTTGCTCCCGTTGTGAACGCAGACTGTAACGGGACAATACCGTTTACACAGCCCACTAGGATTAGGGTTCCAAACATTTGTTTCAGCCGCAGAGCGCATACGCTCGTATTTTCCTAACCATTTCTCCCAGAGTTTAGCTTTATTAAACTCCGTGTATTTATCTTTAATCAGGTCGTTGCTAACAACAAACAGCAAACCACCCCTTACTTTCTTTACCTGTGGGTAGTGAGCGAACACTGTCAAGGCCATCAGTTCTAGCTGGCCTTTGTCAGCGTACCGTGAGTTCTTACCAGTCTTATAGTCAATCACCCACGCTAGATCACCATCTAAGATAATCAAATCGGCAATGCCTCGGAACCAAACGGTGTCATCATAGAAACCGCACGGCTCTAAGTTCTCGGTCAGCCCCATCTTGCGTTCGCATAGCTTCTCACCTGCCTTGGCATTCAATGAGTCGAGCATACCCTGTGCAAAATTAAACTTCGGGGGGAGCGGTGTGCCCTCCCCGATATAGTCTTCAGCAGACTTATGGAACTCGGAACCATAACGAATAGCTTCTGTCTCAACAAACGGGTACTCTTTCAGTATTTTCTCATGGTAAAACTGTTTCGGGCATTGCTCGAACGCTTTGATCTTACTGAAAGACCACGGGGCTACTTTCGTCACTCACATTCTCCGTATGATTTGCCTGTACCTGATTCGCAGTTTATCGGTAGACCCGCCGCCCAATCAGGCGTCCAACTCATACACTCCTCGATGTACGCTTGTGCTTCTGCGACTTCTGCATCGGGCACACAACACACAACGGAATCGTGCACGGTTAGCACAACGCGATGTCTCTTAGCTATTTGTAACATTTGCTCCCCAATAATGCAACGAGCTATCGCCTGACATACATTCTCAATGACCTTTCCACCATAGATACGGGTTCGGCCTCGCCTTGTTTTATAGGTGTATTCCAGCTTACCTTCTTCGTCGTACTCGGCCTTGAGATCATCATACCGTAACAACAAACCAGACGGTAAACGTATAGCCTTCTCGTATCCATCGACTTCTAGTACACCTTCAAGACCAAACTGTAACGTGTCACCATTAGCTAGATAACGCACCATGTTCTGCGCCTCGCGCCACACTTGGCTGATCTTCCAGTTGGCCTCACGGTAGATGTTGATAACCCGCCGTGCCTCGTGCAACTCCATGTCAAACCCAAACGACTGTAGCTGTGCTTGGAACTTAACTGCACCCATACCGTAACCTGCACCGAGGATGGTGGTCTTGCCCACGAACCGTTGGTCTTTCGTTACCTCATCTTCTGGCACGTTATAGATAGTAGACGCCATTTTGACGTACACATCTTCTTTGTTTCTGAACGCTTCAGTAAGATTATCCTGCCCTGCAAACCATGCCAACACCCGCGCTTCGATCTGCGCCGAGTCACAGTCAATCATGGTGTAACCTTCGGGGGTAATGATGCTACGCTTTAACTTCTTACCGTTAGGCCCACGGCTAGGCAGGTTCTGTAGATTGATCTTGTCATCACCACCCCACCGTCCAGTGTGCGCGGCGTAGTATCTAACGGGAACCGGCAAAAGCCCACGTTTAGATATATCTATAAACCTCTGAGTACGTGTCTCTTCAAGGGTACTTTTTGTGCCCAGACGTGCGGCAACCAAAGCCTGTACCTGATCGTCGTCATGTTCCAGCAAAGCCTTGAACGCTTCATCGGTCTTAGCAAACGCCAGTGTTTCCTTGCCTGTAGTAAGACTGGTCTTCATAGGCGGGATTACCCCAAGGGACTTGAGCACTTCCGCAAACTTGGGGTTACTCATCAGCTCCTTCTTATCGGTAACACCTGCGTCTGTTAACAACTTATCCTTACGATACTTAATGTCTTCGAGATGTGACTCAAGTAAGCCAGTGTCGAGTTCAAGTATCGGGTCGATAAACATACGCAGAGTTAAGTCGATTATCTTGAGTTCCTGTTTCGGAAACTCCTTCTGCATAAAGATGCTAAACAGTTTGTAGGTAAGCTCCACGTCATTGACGCAGTAGTCACCGTAACGGTCTAGTTCCTCTGGTGTGAAATCGGCTCGTCGCTTTCCGATAGCACTGAGGACTTCGGTACCCTTAGCTCCGATATTGTACCTTTCAGTAAGCGACTTGAGACTGCCACCAACTTCCACCCCATGAAGAGCACGGGCGATGCACAGAGTATCGGTATAAATCCTAGGGCGAACAGCAAAACGCCAGCTAAGAATGGCACCATCAAACAGAGTGTTATGGCAGAGAACCATAGACTCTTCCCAATTAAAGGTGTGTAAGTATGTTTTAATCTGTTCATGTGTGCCACTCGCCCATTCTGTAGGTTCATTATTAACCTTGATCCCCACACCGATCACCTCAAATTGCGGGTCACGGATGTAGGATTCAGTGGTCATTTTTGACAGGGAAAACTCCCTGTCATAGTATGTTTCAAAGTCTAATGTGATTAAATCCATTAGGTCTCTCTCCCCGCAAGCTCACCACCGCACGCCATATAACCTGCACCATCAACCCAATTATCTGAGTGCCATGGATTAGATTTGATACGTGCAACTTTGAGCAGGTTCATCATTACTGCGACATCGGTAGCCTTTACTTCGTGGTCCAAATGAACCGTCCAGTATTTAGCTATCGTTGAGAAGTTATTCTCCATGTCGCCATGGTCAGACGCACGATCCTTGGTAACGTACGCCTTCGCAGTGTCGAGGATGTTAGCCCGTGTTACCTCTGAAGAACGCTGTGATACGTTCCCAGAGGATTGAGACTTTTTTACGGGGCTTTTCGCTTCCTCCGCACGCATGGTTGAGCCGACAGACCCGTTCTCCCCTATACTGGAGATGTTCTGCATTAACTTGTATACGTATCCGTACGACACACCCGTTGCTTTAGATACTTCCGCTGGTGTAGCTGTTTTATTCTTAACTAAGTACGCCCACACTTTGTTTGCTTTTACTGGTTTTTTAGCCATTTTCGTTCTCCTAGTTTTCGCAATCCGCTTTCGCGGCGTTTCTACGGGCAACACCCGCATACCATTTGAAAAGGTACCGCATGGGTGACCATTTCGGTGCCATGGAATAGGCTGTCTCACATTTCCCTGCGAGGTCTTCCCAATACCATTGGCTTTTTGGTTCCTTAGACTCTGGCATTTCGCACCTGCCAAAGAATGCACGACTTACCCCATTGAGTCTTGCCGCGTTTACCGCTGTCTTCAACTCGGGATTCGTTGGATAGTTCTGAGATGCGTGGTTGAACAGACACGTATGGTCGGTTCAGTTCACTTGCTACCTGCTCGGTACTGAGCGGGGCAGTTGCTTGTAAGAGTAACCTGTAAACCTGTTCACGTAAGGTTAGCTTCTTATCTTCGTTATCTTCAGCGGCGGCGAGGCTTGTGTCTCGATGCTGATAGCCAGTACCTTTTTCTGTATAGCCCATATCGTTCTCCAGTTTGCAGTGCCTAAACAGGTGAGCCTTCAAAGTCGAACTCAAGCTGTCGTGAGTCGCGGTGGATACCGCCAACATAGACCAGCACGTCATCTATGTTATCTTCGTTGATGACAAGAGATATGCCACCGCTATCTTTTATATCAGCTAAGTTCTTTTCTTGCAAGGGAGTTGGTTTATTTCTACCTGCCTTACATTCTATACCAAAGAATGCGCCCTCGTGACAACCTATGATGTCAGGGACGCCACTCTTACCGAACCCCCCAGTGACGGGGTAAAAGTAATAAGCACCTAACGTCTTTAGATGTGTGGTCACTTTCTTTTTGACCTTAGCTTCAGGTGTCATCGCCATCTTGTTCTCCTAGGGGTTTGTCTGTAATCTTCCCACCGCAATGCGTGCATTGTAGTGTGTACGGCTCATCAATTTCTTTAAGTAGTTGCATACACCAAGGGCATAAACCTTGCTCTAATCGTTTTTGTACTTCACCTTTTTCCTGCATAGCGGATTCTCCGTGGGAACTGGTATCCAAAATAAGGTGGGGGGTGGGTGGCCCCCCGTGTTAGTGACGCACTAACATTTATAAACCCAGTAGGTGTCAGCATCTATACGCCGCCCGACACCCTTAACCTCACGAGTTGGCTTGCTTAGACTTGTCATCATCAGCAAAGCAATCTGATTCTGTATCCATGATGGAAGCGCATCTGCCGAAGCATAGTTACCTTCTGCTCCTGTGTCAACACAATCTATACCAATACATACCACATCTACTTGTTTCGTATCGGGAGCTACCCTCACACGATATATCTTGTCATCAGGTGTTGGTTCATGTGTCATATCTATCCAGTAGTTCAACGTGCGATGGCAAAGCACAGCCCCCGTAGCCTGTATCATGTCGTGCCAATACAGAAACTTCGGGGGTTCCATTTCCAGTAGGTCTAGTTCACCTAACCACATAGAACATGCCCTCACCCGCACGATACCCTACGCCGTCAACGTACTGGTCGTCAGTTAGGATGTTGAGCACGGACAGCTTGCCCATGATGTCTTCGGGGAGATCGTCGGATTGGTAACGGTGCACGTCCTGAGATATTTCTACTGAATAGTTACTCTCGGGCTTGTCTATAGATAGCACATCAAAAGACTGCTGGCCCATACGTTCATACACACGCACGAACCACATAGGTATAGTGCGGTCTCGCAATACATCTGCGTCATGCTTTAGCTCAAAGTATGTAGTAAGGTTACGTCGAAACTCGGGATGGAGGAACTCATGTTCAGTGTTTAACAGGTGTTGTAGTTCTCGGGCGAGCGTCGATGTCTTGTTGTATATATCCACATCGAACACTGCCGACATAGCAGTACGTAGCTTGGCACGCGATTCGTCAGCCATACCCGTCACCTTGTCAGACACCCCACGCAGGTTAATCATAGCTAACTCTTGCGGAGAGTATTGGCGCAGATACTTCTTAGCGTTACGTAGTGCTACCTCAACATTGGCAGACATCTTCATGTAGAACTGATTGCTGTAATCGGAGTACTTATTGTTCTCGATTGTGCGTGCCTGTACGACAAACATGTTGGTACCATCCCCTCCATCTCGGTAGTCTCCGAAACCAATCCAACCTAGTACGTAGGGGCAGTCATCTCGGTACACCCACACTGACTGCTTATCACGGTCGATGAAGTCCAGACCCCGCATGGCAGACTTAACTCTGTCACGTAAATCCATAGTAGCAAAGCAAGCACCATCAGCGCGGCCTTCCTGCTGTTTTGTTAGTGCCTCACTAACAAGTTTGTGTTCATATTTACTCATGGTCGTTCTCCTATTTAACTACCGTTGAAAACCCGCAGGTCTTGTTGATCCACCGATTGAACTGTGCCCTCACACGTTTAGCGTCCTCTGGTGTTTGTGCGTCTTTGATGTCAGATGATGCCACAAAGTTCATTGCCATGTTCAAACGCATTGGACTATTATAATCCGTTAGCACTTCAATGGCAAAGTTGGCGGGCAGCACTTGGTTACTCCACCTTGAATAGTTAACACGCGCCGCGTTACATAACTCTTGCTGAAGATCACGTACGTATCCCCGATCCCTTGTATCCATCAGGGGGGCCATGGCTACGATCCACCCCCAGTAATCAGTTATAGCCTGTTTATATTTGGCCTTATGTTCCTTGTTAATTATGGTACGTGGGGGTGCAGGTAACTCCTTACCACCATAAGCGAAAGCAAACTCCCCGCTGTCTTTACGCTCGAATGTCAGAGACACACCATCATCACGCGAGGTCAGGTAGTCGTTCCATTGGTTACGATGCGTTGGTACAGCATACGCGGCTACCGTGGCGCTCTTGGCAAGGTATATCTGTTCATGATTGTGTGCGCCTTTGTTCTCGATAAATTGTTTACCGTTGCGTATGAAAAAGTACATACCATGGGGTATGTGGCGCTCAAGGAAACTATACCGCGAATTGTGGGAGTCTCGTCCTGTACCGTTGCGAAACGTAACAGTCTCCCGCCCGTGCTCATCCCTACGCCACACGATAGGTGCTAGGTTAATCACCTCGGCCTCGGTGGGTATACCTGTGGTATGGTATGGGTGGAACACATCGTCACCTGAGTGAAAGCCATCCATCAGTAGGTAACAACTATCTGATATTTTCTTTACACGTTCCCACTTACGTGCTCGGTCCCCAGTGGGTCTTACGTTACGTGTGATGCCGTGGTTAACTTCCCGCACTGGTTTGGTACTGTCGTACAATCTTTGGACGTCGGTAAAGCTAGAAGGTTTAATATAGTATAGTGCCATCGTTCTTCTCCTTAGTTTGTTAGTGCGTCACTAACCGTTTCTGACTTTGTTGAATGCTTCATGCACTTGCTCTGCACGCCGTTTCATTACCTTCCGTGCCTCGAATGTCTCTTCTTGTTGGGCACGCTCCTCCAGTTGGCGCACTCGGTGCGATACTGTTTCTTCCATGATTGCCAAGGCTTCTTGATAGTCCATTACATATCTCCTGATTTGATGTTTACACATGTACCCACATCGGGCACTGCCTGCTTGTTATCCAAGATGCACCATAGGACAGGGCATGACCACTGACCCCATGACCCACCAAGGTAGCCGTCTGTTAATACAATAGCCGCTTGCGGTTTGACACCATGCTCGGTGAGGTATTCGGGGACACACTCAACATTAGTGCCGCCGCCACCCTTGGGCTTGGTAGACTTCACGATGTCGTCGAGTTCGTGCATCGCATACTTCTCGTCCTGACAAACTCTGGTGTCCCAGTACAGTAGACGTATGGCATCGGGGTGCACCGTGTCGCAGATAGACTTGACCTCGGATAAGAAGTGACTGAGTTCAACCTGACCGATAGAGCCTGACGTATCAATGGCTATGACTAGCTCACCTACGCTCTCGCTAATACCACTCGGCATGTAGTAACCACCCGCAACGTATCTCCTGTTAGGACGTTGCCACGTAGAGTAGTCACTACCCGCACACGTCGTCGAGATAAACTCACGCAGTACCTCACGCCAATCTATCTGTGGTTGCAGTAGCTCGGCTAGGTCACGATCACCACCACTGCCCATCTTGCCAGCAATCAATGCGCCTTGACGTACCGCCTCGTCTATATCACGAGCGAGTTCGCGTTGCTCCTCGGCAGTTAGTTCTTGTGCGCCATCCCAATCATGACTGTCGAAACCTCCATCACCAACAGCAGTGTTTTGTGTACCTGTGGTGTCCTGACCCCCACTTGATGTACCACCACCTGACTTGTTATCCTGCTTGAGTAGGTTGTAGACCTGCGCGGTGTCCATGTCACGATACTTGGTGTCGAGGCACCCACCCTTGGGCATGGTAGCCCAGCCGTCTTTGTTGTCGTCTGTTAAGTCACACGATATGTTTGCAAGCTGTGCATTCTCGTCGTGCAAGTGTCGCCATGTCGTCAGGTGTCGGTATAACTTGTGGTAGCACTCGTGCAGTACAAGGAACCGTAGCTCTGCGTCGTTGAGCGTGTCGATGAATCCACGTCCGTACATCTCATCACGTCCGTTGGTACACGCCGTTGGTATGTTGTCCACCACTGAGCGATCTCCGATCATGAGGACACCTGCGAGAGCAACGTACTTGGGGCTACCCATGATGTCCACGACTGCCTTGGATAGTCGTTGCTCTGCGGTTAGTTGTTTACCTATAGATAACATAGTCATTCTCCTGTTAGTGCGGCACTAACTATTTCTTGTCAGCCGCGAACATGTAGTTGTTATTCATGGCCCACTGTGTGAACTTCTTGTTGGTCATGACCATCGCTTGCTTGGCGTACTTCGGTGCCCTCACACCGTTGGCAAACATACCTTGTGCTTCCTTGTCTAGGCGCACCATGTAGTCCATCCAAGCGTCTACCCAATCCTTGTCTAAACTTGCCAGCGTACGATAGACCACCATACATATGGCAGAGGCAGAGTCAGGCACCTTGGCATTCTTGGGGTCTTGCTTGATACTTTCCATAGACGGGAGCTGATCGGCCAACTTGACAAAGGCCATCAAGTCCATCGCACCTCGGTCACCAATAGTCCCCATGAGTAAACCTGTTAGGGTCTGATCGTCGAAGCTATCGCGGACCTTGAGCCAGTCAGATGCCGCTTCGAGTGAGCGAGGTGTGACAAACGCCGCACGTTGTTGCTTGGGGTGGTAGATATACGGGTTGTCGTCGGGGTTCTTGACGTCCTCGAAACCGTAGAACAAGTGCGGGTTATCCTTACACCAACCTAGCAGGGTGTGATCGACACCGTTGTTGATACCCCACTCGATCCACTCCATGTGGTCAGGCTTACGGGCAGTGATGACGGTCATACGGTTACGGGCATGTGGTGGTAGCAGGTCGCCTACTCCTTCGGCACCGAGGTTAGTCGTCGCAAACACTACGCTATCAGGGTGTAACTCGTACGCACCTATCTTACGTTCGAGCATGAGCCGTAGCATAGAGTTCTTCACTGCGGGGTTGGCCTTGCCGTACTCGTCAACCATCAAGATGATCGGCTTGTCGAGGTGCACACCTAGCTCCTCGTTGGTGGCGTAGGACACATAGTCACTGCCAGCATCGTCAGACAGGGTAGCAAGTTTCGGTATGCTTATGTCCCCTAAGTCCTTGGTCGTGCAGTCGAAGTAACACGGCGTATGGTTCGGTAACTCTGCCGCCAGTGTCTTGAGTAGCGACGACTTGCCCGTACCCATGTGACCTTGGACAAGTATTGTTCGCTTGTTGCCCCCGTTACGGATAGCCGTAGTGATCTGATCGAGGTTTAGTGCGTACATTTGCTGTGCGTTATTCATGTCGTTCTCCTGATTGTTTTGTTAGTGCGTCACTAACTTTGTGTTGTGTTGTTTACATGTCCAGTGATGGTAGTGCCTTGATGACATCATCTACTGCACGTTTAGTTTCGGCGCGGAGGTACCCATCCTCGCGCAGTGCATCTGGTGTGATACCCCGTAGCGCATCGTCCAGCTTGAGTCGCAACGCTGACATCTGAGAGTCACCCGTCACGTTACACACCTCAAGAAGTTCTACTATGTCGAGCACATTAGACACGAGCGTATCCCGAAAGATTTTCTTCTGCTCGTGGTCTGCGTAGTCGAGTCGTTCGGACATCGAGGTCAGTGCCTTGTATGCACGTTGCCACACGTCCTGCATCGCGTTATGTAGCTGGGTCTCATAGTAGGATTGGTAGTGCTGTTTTACCTGCTCGTTGCCCTCATTGCCAACATCGACACGAAAGTCTCCCACTTCGGGTAGCGGTATATATGAGAACCGAAACTTAAACTTGTTGGCTATGCTATCGACGGACGGGTACTCATCACGTGAGAACAAGTCACCTAGCTTAGCCTGTGCTTGACTGATCTCCCAATCGTAAGCGTCGAGGAAGTTAGTCACGAGCCGTTGATACTCGTTCTGCACCTCGGTCATAGACTGGTGGTACTTGAAATACTGAACCGTTGGCAGTAACCGCAGTCCCGTATCAGACCATGGCATTGTCATACCATAGTGCAGGTTACGGACGTTAGCGGTAAACTTCTGTACCGCGTCGAGTTCGGCGCAGTCTCCAAGTAGCTTCTTGTTTACATTGGCTACGCCAGATGCCGCATGGTTCTGCGTGGTAACATCTTTTGATGCACGCTTGTCTAGCTTACGTGCAGTCCATGTAGAGATGCTTAACTCTACTAGCATGGATGAAGATGCGATGGATGGTGCACTGGGTGCAGTTGGTGCTTCGTTATTTGTTAGTGCGTCACTAACATTGCTTTGGTATGTCATGTCGTTCTCCTGTATGACGTTTTGTGTTATTAAGGTTGTTGGTGGGTCGCGAGGGGCGATGTCTACAATGTCAACACATAAAACTCCCACCAACACGTATATTATGACACATCTAGCGGGGAATGTCAAATGATACCAAAACGTGTTGAGAAGTGTAATCTTCTGTTGTTTAGTATATTATTCTGTGGGTGGGGTAGGGTAAGTATATGAAATCAAAGCAATATTCGTTTATTCGCTTTTTGACACATATAAGAGACTTGCGCGGAGGGCGGGGGAGAAGGGAAGAAAACGTAGAAAGTTTTGGTGGGCCTGTAATGTCGTCGCTCAATTTCATGGAAAACGAATATTATATATATATATTAAGAATAGATAAGAATAGATACAATTAGATAGTTTGAAAGTGGCACGTTCTGCTTCTGCTTCACAGTAAATGATGGCTAATGCCACGAAACAACACTCTACGTTTTCGTACTTTGAAAAACGAATATTGCGAATATTTGACCCCCCTTTTCCGAACATTGCTTTAGAATCAAAGACTTGCAAGCGAATAGTGTTAGTGACGCACTAACACGCTCTGACGCAACGCGTCTCTAGGAACTGGTATCACCTTTGTTAGTGTCACACTAACAAGCTGTGGAGTGATGTGCTCACCGCAACTGACGCACCGCGAACCGAGGAACTGGTATCAAAGCCTGCCAAAATGCAGGCGAAAAAAACCCCGCCGAAGCGGGGCTGAAGTTAGTCGAATAAACTATCGACCAGTTGGGTAGGTGTGATGCAGGAATTGTATTCAGTCCAATATGATTGATCCCAAGTCTCACAACCTAGTAAGAAG